CGCGTAGTTATAAACCACATATCGGTTAGGCGTATTTGACACAGAGGAACAGTAGAACCACCATATTTCGTTGTAGGCCTCAACCGTACTGGCAAAAACCTGCTCTTTCTGGTCAGGGTTTAAATTCAAATCTGGGTTGGAATTTTGGAAAATAAATTGCCGTAAATCACAGCGCAGAGTTTGCACGCGACCATCGTATTTATAAAATTTGTCTGTGCCCATCCAGTAAGTAATGTTGTTTGCCGTAGCAACCGCGTTAGGGCCAATAATAGAAGTGTTTTCCCCCACAGACTGAGCGCCCCAGACAAACGGGGGACCGAGGTACTGTAAAGAATACAGCGCCGCGTCTGTCCAAACCAGTATTTCTTGCCGTTGTTGGCTTGCCGTAACAATTTGAGATCCTATGGATAATCGCAGATCCCCTGCTTGATTAGTGGCGGTGGGGGTCCAGTTAGCAGGATCTTCTTGGTCCGACCAACGAACCAGCATGGGGTCTAAGGTAGTCTCGCCAATTGGGTTCACCCCAAAACAAAGGACAAAACGAGAAACATCAGAAACCAGAATATTGTTTTGCAGCGTCGGCACCCCGGATGCGCCGCTCAGGCTGGCGAGCGTAACCCCTCGGTTACTAACTGTATTTGAGGCATCCCAGTAGTAAATCCCACCGCTGCGTGGGCCGAAGATTAAGTCTTCACCAAAGTTGGCGTGGTTCCAAATACGCAGCGAGTCGAGAGCTGACTGCCCAATACCCCAAGGACCAAAGCCCCAAAAGCTAGCGCCCCATCCGGCCTGAGCGGCTTGAACCGCTGGACCCGTGGTAATCTGATACGCCCCAACTGTAGACGAGCCACCATCACCTGTGTCAGAGCCATCAGCTGCTACAGCAGACGTGATGATGTAGTTGTCGTTATCAATAAGGCCTGTGACTTGGTATTCTTTATTTAGAACATCCGCCGTAATAGCCCCGCCGAGACTGTCGGCACCGCTGAAGGTAACGAAATCGTTAATAGTAGCCCCGTGCGCTACGTCAGTTACGGTAATGGAAGTCGAGCCAGATGTGGCAGTAAACGTAACATCACCTGCGGCAGTGGTGGCGCGAATAGGCGTGATGTCGTAAAAAGTTGCGCCCAGCTCTACATAGTACTTGAGGTTAGTACCTAGACCAATCAGATTAAGGGATCCTAGCGTAACCCAGTTAAGCAGGGAGCGGCATGTTCCAAGAAACGAAGAATCAGAAAATCGTGTCCAACCCCCAATTTTTTCGGGCGTGCCTTGGCGAAAGCGAATTTTATCGCAATCGTACCAGCCCCCTTCGGAAGTATATCGAGTGTTTTCTCGGTTTACACCGGGCCTGAGCAATAGTTTTTGTAGCGGCATGGCGAACTCTTAGGCAATAAGTCCTGTTAAGTATACTGTTTTACCGTCTTTTTTGGTAGCGGTAAGCACCTGCTTCTTGTTATCCCCGGGGTTGTAGCTAACATGCACCCAACCTGAATCTGGAATACCGGGAGTGTAAAACTCAAGGATTACTTGGCGGAAGCTCAGGTTGTCCACAATCCACTGCGCTAACTCAGCGTTAGCTAGACCGGGAATCTCGATGTCCGCAGCCATACCACGGCAATGGTCCGAGGTCCGTGATCCACCGACCTTGGTATTTACATCGGCGCTACGGAAGCCTGAATTGACTTTAACAGGCAGGCCGAAGCGCTCGCGCACAGGCTGTAGCACGCACTCACACAGGATGGTCAGGTTCTCTAGCTGCTCGGCGTCAGGGGTGTTATCGATGTCATGGCGCAGGGCGGTGTCGCTCTTTGTCATTTCTGCGAGGGAGAAGTTGGCAGTTAGTTTCATAATGAATCGTTCGCTTTTGGTTTGATTTCAATGCAGGCCATTCGGTATGCCTGTGCCTTGCCGCTGGCCTTTATCAGAGTCTCGGCTTTATCGTTCTGGGCGGCGCACTGCTCAACAGAGACTGATATGTCGCCGGAGTAAAACTCGCAGTTGTTAGTAGACAAGCAGATAAACAATACGGGTAGCCAGACGGACATAGCAGTACTCCAAATTACTTCACAGCGGACCTCAACTGATCGCCTTTGTCTTTGCTTCCCATGCTGCTACCGAAGTAGTAGGACAGGATCTGTGTCACCGCAGCAGACAGGACGCCGAGAATGTAGATCAGGATGTCTTTGGCTTCGGGCTTTACTTCCACAAAGATGAGCACCGTGAACAGAATGAATGATAAGCCTGTGACGCCAAGAGCCAGAGCTGGCGTGACGATTTTATTAAGAAGAGGCGCGTTCGCACTTGCAGCAATAGCCATCTCGCGCTCACGAGCGCTGTTTTTATCTGCAAGAATAGCTTTAAATTTGTCATGTTCAAGTTGTTTAATTTTGGCTTCCGCCTCTGGGTCTTTGTTGATCGCCTTCATCACGGCATCTACTTCATCCTTGACGCCAAGCTGTTTAGAAAGCGCACTAACTGCCATACCAGCCAAAGGGCCACCAAGCGCAGTAGCGATACCGGGCGCGAAGCCCTTAACCATTCCAATAAGATCATCCATTTTTTGCTCCGTTAACATTTATGTAGCAAGCCGCTTTGACCCGCCTGCCGCCAGCACTGGGCTGGCTGTTAATCATCCTGACTATCTCTACACACATGGGCTCGTTTGGCACCGGCATGGTATCTATAATCACGTTACGCCCGCTGACTATGGTGAAAAAGTATATGACATAGAGCATTCACTCAAGGCCCCGGTTGGCTATGACCCACACCACCATAGCGATAAATATCAACCCACTAACGACTGAGATCACAATCAGAACGCCGTTAATCCAAGCCCAGATTTTCGCTTTACGCTTTGCTTTTGCTAGTGCGAGCGCTCTTGCCTCTGCCTCCCGTTTGCGCTTGGCGTCAGCTTGGAACTTTAGCCAGTCGTCCCACAAACCCGCACGGCCTTGGTATATAAACATCTCTTGCAGGTCTTTTTCGTTCTGCTTGATCTGCTCAAGGGCAAAGAACGCCTCTGAGTCTGAGCCGCTTGCGTTTGCTTTCTTGGCAATCTCTGACTTGGAGTCGAAGAACTTAAAGATGTGCTGGCCCGCAGCCATAATGTCGCCACCGTTGGCAATGGTCTGTTTAATAACACCAAAGGCGGCATTGGCTATAGCGAGTTCAGCAAGCAACGATTACTCCCAGTTCTGGGCAGATACAACAGCGATCAACTCTTCAACAGTTGTGCAGGCGGCAATGGCTGGCTCCAGTCGGTTAGCCTCCGCAAGAATCGCGGCTCGTTTAGTAACTACGTCGGCATCAATCGCTACATCACGCTCTGCTTTGCGAATAACCATCCAGTCAGTACCAGCCAGCAGACCACCAGCAGTAGCTTTAACTTGAGCAATCCAGTTGGACTTCAAGCCCTTGGTGACCAAACGCTCATTGGTATTGGTCATGACCTCGGCTTCAGCATCCCATTCTTGCACGTACAGGGGGTTGCCTTCTTCATCGACTTCTTCACGGTCTTCCAATGCCTTGGGGTTGTTAATGTCGCCATTCCAATAGAAGCGGTCATCAGCACGCGCTGGTTCAGCTTCCCATGTAATACCCAAGGCTAGTCGAGCAATAGCTGTTGACCTGCGTAACCAGTTGCTTGGGTATTGAATGTCGCCGAGCGTAAAGGCACGGTCGAGTGGGAGGGTTTTGTTGTTTACTTTGTACATATGTTTTCCTTATCGTGCGAGGCTGTTCTTGAATGGATTTTCAGCAAAGGCCATGTAGATGTATGGAACAGAGCTGTTTGCATCGCCGTTTGCCACGCGGAACTTGAAGCCATTAGACAACACATCGATTAACCAAGAGCTTCCGATAGTTGCTTCTGACCATGATTCGTTCGGCACAAGCTGTGTTGATGCGGCGTTATATGTGTCTCGCGCAGTGTCGTAGATGACCCAGTTGTATCCCGCAGACGTACTTTTCAACATGATAAACCTCGCCCTAAAACCCAGATGCACAAAAACGCCGTCAGCAAGTCCATTGCCCGTGTAGCTTCCGAATTTCGAATAACCATCGACTTCTGCGAAGCAGTACATGACCATTGTTGTGTTAAGAGCCATCATTGTCCCGTTGCCTAAAGTGACAACCGAAGACGATGGGTTAGTGTTACCCCAATAAGCTGTATTTGTAACTGCACCCCCTGTTGTATGTAGATTTAAAAACTGAGAAGCAGGGCTTGATAATCCTTTGTGATATACACCCCAACTGCCTACTGCTGACCGTTCTTTTGTAATTACCATCGCTGGCGCAACACCAAGACCATGACCCACAGTAACTGTTTCAACAGAGCCAGTTGAAGTAAACGCCACAATCGAGAACCCAGCGTCTTGGTTCACCGACCCCACGCTTGCAAT